AAACGCCTGCTGCCGATCGCCCAGCGCGACAGCGGCCAGAGCGGCGTGATCGGTCGGTTCCTGCTCGGCCTGTACAACGGCCAAGCCCACCGCTTCGACCTCACCGAGCTGCGCCGCCTCGACCCAGCGCTGTTCGATGCGTGCCTGTCCGTGCTGCGCATGGACTACGCCCCGAAACAGGAAGTGCATGAGTACTTCGAAAACGGCGATGCGATCTGGCAGGACCTGAGCAAGCGCTGGGCCGCAGCGAAGCTTGCAGCATAAGGAGGCTGACTGTGGATGTGATCGACCAAGCCAACGAACGAGCCGAGAACATGGTCCAGGCCGCCCTGGCCCAGCGGACAAACACCCGCCTGGCGCCCAGCGCCCTCTGGTGCGAGGACTGCGGAGAGCAGATACCCGAGGCCCGCCGCCAGGCTGCTCCGGGCTGCGAGTGCTGCATCAGTTGTCAGGAACTGCGCGAGCACCCCGCGCGGCGCTGAAGAAGAGGCGCCAGGGAGCGGCAACTCCCTGGCGCCAACCACCCCAAAGGAGAGACACCATGCAAGCGAATCAGCCTCAAGGCGGCGGCGCCAAGGCTAGCACAACCACGTCGGCGGCTCGCACTCGCCCAGCGATGGCCAGCAAGCGGCTGGACCTTCCGAGCATCTGTGATATCTGCGGCAACGCACGTTCCACCGGCAAACACCAACGCTGCAGCCGAATTCGCCAACAGGCCAAGGCTGTCGAGTGGGCCAGCTACATGGCCAACCTGGCGGCCAGGAAAACGCAGGGAGGGCGGCGGCATGCTTAAGCGTACCCTCTACCACTTCCACTTCTGCTGCGGCCTGGGCGGCGGCGCCGCAGGCTTCAACCGGGCGCGGCCGCGGGTCGGCAACGTCGAGGCCCATTGGGAATGCCTTGGTGGCATCGACGTGGACCCGGCCGGCCTCCGCGACTTCGAGCGCCTGGCCGGCGTCCCGGGCACCCTGCTGGACCTGTTCACCCGCGACCAATACATCCGCTTCCATGGAACGGAGCCGCCCGCCGGTTGGAGGGAGGCAACCCCGGAGGACATCCGACGCGCCGCCGGCGGGCGCCGACCGGATGCCGTGTTCATCAGCTCGCCCTGCAAAGGCGCCAGCGGCCTGCTGTCGGAGAAGATGAGCCTAACCCCGAAGTACCAGGCGCTGAACGAGTTGACGCTGCGCTGCATTTGGCTGATGGGCGAGGCATGGGCTGATGACCCAGTGCCGCTGATCGTTTTCGAGAACGTCCCGCGCCTGGCGAGCCGCGGCCGGCACCTGCTTGACCAGATCAACGGCCTACTCGGCGGCTTCGGCTACGCCGTGGCGGAAACCACTCACGACTGCGGCGAACTCGGCGGCCTGGCGCAGTCCCGGAAGCGCTTCCTGCTTGTCGCCCGCCACGTCGAGAAAGTGCCGCCCTTCCTGTACGAACCAGAGAAGAAGTCGCTCCGCGCCGTCGGCGACATCCTCGGCCGCATGCCGCTTCCCGGCGACATCGAGGCCGCCGGCCCAATGCACCGCGTACCGTCCCTGCAGTGGAAGACCTGGGTGCGCCTCGCCCTGGTGCGCGCCGGCAGCGACTGGCGCAGCCTGAATGACCTGGCCGTCGAGGACGGCTACCTGCGCGATCTGATCATCGTGCCGGAGTACCACCGGGGCGTTCTGGGCGTGAATCACTGGGGCGATTCGTGTGGCGTTGTCGCCGGCGCGAGCCGCCCGATGAACGGGCGGTTCTCAGTCGCGGATCCTCGCGCGCCGGCAAACGCCCTGCAGTACCAGCAGTACGGCGTGCGCCGCTGGACTGACACCTCGGGCGCCATCATCGGCGTCAAGTCGCCCGGCCAGGGTACGTACTCCGTCGCCGATCCCCGCGGCCAGAGTTTCGGCAAGTACCCGGTCACCGACTGGGACGGTCCGTCCGGCACCGTGATCGCGGCCAGTACTACCGGCCAGGGCGCATTCGCCGTGGCCGACCCGCGCCCAGGCGGCGTCCGGCACAACAACGTGTTTCGCGTCGTCAGCATGGGGAGCCACGCCGGAACCGTCACCGGCGGGCACTCACCCAGCTCCGGCGGCCAGGCTGTTGCCGATCCCAGGTACCACAACTGGCACCCAGGGGCGAGCAGCCGCAAATTGCACGTCGGCGAGTGGGGAAGCGCTACCGGCACGGTCACCGGCTCCCAGCAGGTGGCCAGCGGCGCGCTGTCGATCGCTGATCCGCGAGTGCTCGATCGCACCAAGGGCGACGCCTACCTGACCGGCGGCCATTACGGTGTCGTCGGGTTCGACCAGTCCGCGGGCGCGGTATCGGCCAGTGCTCGGCACGACAATGGCAGGTGGAGCGTCGCCGACCCGCGCATACCGGCGGCGAACGACCGGCTGACCTGCATCATCCAGTCGCTGGACGGCACTTGGCACCGGCCCTTCACCACCCTGGAACTCGCCGCACTGCAGAGCTTGGTCGACCCCGAAGAGCAGTTGGTCCTCGACGGCCTGAGCGACAGCGACTGGCGCGAGCGCATCGGCAACGCCGTACCGCCGGCCGCGGCCGAGGCCATCGCCGGCGTGATGGGCACCACCCTGCTGCTGGCCGAGCAGGGCGAAACCTTCATGCTCAGCAATACGCCGATCTGGGTGCGCCCGGTTGCGGTGGCGCTGAGCGTCGCGCAACAGGAGGTGCAGCAATGAAAGCCCTTTCCCCGCGCCAGAGTGACATCTTCGCCGCCGGCGCCCAGCGCCTGCAGATGACCGAGAGCATCGAACTGACCATCCAGAGCATGCAGGCCTACGGCGCCGACCATGAGCACTGGGCTGTGGCCTGGTCCGGCGGCAAGGACAGCACCACCACGCTAACGCTGCTGATCTGGCTGATCGACACCGGCCGGGTCAAGGCACCGAAGACGCTGACCGTGTTCTACGCAGACACCCGCCAGGAACTGCCACCGCTGGCCATCGCGGCACACCAGATCATGGACGAGTTGCGGGACCGCGGCATCCACGTCGAGGTGGTATGCGCACCGCTCGACAAGCGCTTCATGGTCTACATCCTGGGCCGCGGCGTGCCTCCGCCGAACAACAACACCCTGCGCTGGTGCACCCGTCAGATCAAGATCGATCCGATGCAGTCCGCCCTCGAGCAGCGCCTGGCCGCGCTCGACGGGAATGTGCTGATGATCACTGGCGTGCGCCAGGGCGAAAGCGCCATCCGCGACAAGCGGATCGAGATGTCCTGCGGTACGGACGGTGCCGAGTGCGGACAGGGCTGGTACCAGAAGGTCCTGCCCGAGGCAAAGGGCCTGAAAGGCCGGCTCGCCACCCTCGCCCCGCTCCTGCACTGGCGCGTCTGCCACGTCTGGGAGTGGCTGAAGCACTGGGCTCCACTCGCTGAGTTCGGCGACTGGTCCACCGCGATGATCGCCGACGCCTACGGCGGCGATGAGGCCGAAGAGATCAACGCCCGAACCGGCTGCACGGGTTGCCCGCTGGCCAGCGAGGAGAAGGCGCTGGAAACCGTGCTGGCCATGCCGCACTGGGCATACCTGGCGCCGCTGCGCGGCCTGAAAGAGCTATGGCGAGAGCTTCGCGAGCCCCAGCACCGCCTGCGCAAGGCCGGCATCGAGCGGCTGAAGGACGGCAGCATTGCCGCGAACCCCCAGCGCATGGGACCGATCCTGCTGGAGTCCCGCTTGATGGGCCTGGAGCGAGTACTGGCCATCCAGGCCGAGTGCAACGCCGCAGCCGACCGCCTCGGTCGCCCTCGCATCGACCTGATCAACGCCGAGGAAGAGTCCCGCATCCGCGAACTGATCGCCGCCGGCACCTGGCCGGATGGCTGGGACGGCGACGAGCCGATCGCCACCACCCCTCTCGACAAAATTTTCGCCGACGGCGCGGTACAGCCGCTGCTGTTCTGCTGAGGACTGCACCATGCACGACTTACTCAAGATGCTGGACAACCCGCGCAGCTTACTGAACTTCTCGCTGGCAGTTCTGGTTGTCCTGGCGGTGTTCTTCATGTTGAAGAGCGGCGCGCAAGCTGCTTCGCAACCAGCCTCCTCCCTTTCCACGTCCACGGAAGCACAGTCAAGGGGGAAGCAACCGTGAAAGCACTGAGTATTCGCCAACCATGGGCCTGGCTGGTCGCCAATGGCCACAAGGACATCGAGAACCGCGACTGGGCGACCAACTTCCGTGGCCGCTTTCTGATCCACGCAGCCAAGAGCATGACACGCGACGAGTACGAGGAGGCCCGCGACTTCGCCGCGTACAACGGCGTGACCATCCCAGCGCCGCACGAACTGGAGCGCGGCGGGATAGTCGGCGAGGCCAGCATCATCGGCTGCGTCGATCGCTGCAACTCATTGTGGTTCTTCGGCCGATACGGGTTCGAACTGGCTGACGCCAAGCCACTGCCGTTCCAGCCCATGAAGGGCCAGTTGGGGTTCTTCGAAGTTGAGGTAGCGCAATGACTGATCGGGCCAACCGCCAGCACCTGCTGGTATGCGAAGCCCGGTACTGGCTCCGGCGTGGCTACACCACGCCGGAGCCAGTCGTCGAGCTGAAAGAGACCCTTTACAAAAAGCGCGGCGAGGAGGCCGTCACCCAGCTGATCGAGGAAATGCGCAGGCAGTGGGGTAGCCGCCATGAGTGGCAGGGGGGGCCGGATGAATAACGGCATGCGCCAAGAATACCGGAGCGGCGATTCTCGGCGATGGTCACCTGCCTCCGGCAGTACACTTGGGGGCAGTCCATGACCGAAACTTCCAGCGTGCTGACCTTCGACGACCTCAAGCGTATCACCGGCTACGTCCGGCGGGCCGACGTGGAGCGAGCCCTGCACGAGCAGGGCATCCGAACTTTCCGGGGCCGCGCAGGCCCCTGGACCACCGTGGAGCTGATTAACCAGGCCGGCGGGCTGCAGCCGGCGACTCAGGAGCAGTACGGCGTCGAGATTCTATGAGGCGATCCAGGAAGCACAATCCCAACATCCCCCCGCACATCGACCAGGCCGCTATCCCAGCGGCCGTTTTCTTTGACCACCGCGGCAAAGGTACCTGGTACACCCTGCACCGCGATGAGGCCGGCCGGCAGCACCGGCAGAACATCGCCAGCAGTTCTGCCACACTGGCCGAGCTGCACAAGATCATGGAAGTCCGCAACGGCATCGATCGCGAGAGCCTGAACCACCTGTGCGAGCAGTACCACGACAGCGCCAAGTTCAAGCGGCTCGCGCCGAAGACCCAGGACAGCTACAGCTGGTCGCGCGACGTCCTGGTCAACATCCCCACCAAGCTTGGTAAGCCTCTCGGCGAATTGGCCGTGCGCAAGTTCACCCCTGCGCTGATCCAGCGGATCATTGACCGGATCGCCGACGAGGGAACGCCGTCGAAGGCCGCCCATGCACTACGGTACTTGCGCCTGGTGATGCAGTGGGGCCGCAACCGCGGCTACCTGGACAACAACCCGGCCATGGGCATCGAGGCGCCGGTCGAGCGCAAGCAGCGCCGCCTGCCTTCCCATGAAGTGATGCAGCGTCTGATCGACCGTGCCCGCGAGCTGGGCCAGTTGAAACGCGGGCAGAAGGACGCGGTGCCGCCGCACCTGGGCTACGTCATGGAGCTGGCCTACCTGTGCCGGCTGCGCGGCATCGAGGTCGTCACCCTGACCGACGCCAACGAGCTGGCCGAGGGCGTGCTCACCAACCGGCGCAAGGGCAGCCGCGACAACGTCGTCACCTGGACGCCGCGCCTGCGCGCTGCCTGGGACGCCGCCAAGGCTCGCCGCGCCCAGGTATGGAAAGCCCGGGGCACGGCCGTGCCGGTCAACCCCGAGAAGCGCTTCATCATCACCGCCGAGCACGGCGGGCCACTGGGCAAGTCTGGCCTGGACACTGCCTGGAACCGTTTCATCCGCAACGCCATCACCGCGGGCGTCATCACCGCCGAGCAGCGCTTCGGTCTGCACGACCTCAAGCGCCGCGGCATCACCGACACCCCCGGCACCAGGGCCGACAAGCAGGAAGCCAGTGGCCACCGCGACGAGTCCATGCTCGACATCTACGACCTGAGCGTCCCGAAGGTCGCCCCCTCCGCCCTCTGATCACTCCCGAAACCTGCGTAACAAGCGCGCCGGGCTCCGCAAGGAATCCGGTCGCCAGCGCTACCAATGCGTAACAAGCCAGAACCTAAGTTACTGACATAAAAGCCGAAAATGCTTTTCTTGTAATCAGTAGGTCCCGGGTTCGACTCCTGGTGCCGGCACCATGAATCCCGAAAAGCCCCGCCTCGCGCGGGGCTTTTTGTTTTATCCTGCTTCCTTTCTACCCAGTGATGGCACTTCGAATAGAATGCCGGGTCAGATGCACCTACCAGATCTGGGGTTGGCAGGATCGCCATTTTTCCCGTACTAATCGTCGTCTTCACGATCGATTGGTACACCTTGGCGGGACGTGTCGAAGCAGCCCTACGGACAACCACTGCTTGAACAAGGTATGACTC